GATTCAATCTATACTCATAAACTCTACCAGTTATAAAACTTCCTATTACTAATATCGCACTAGCTAAGATATTCATTTTCAAGACTCTCCTTACGTTCTAAGAACTCTGTTCTGACTTCCTCTAAATTCTCATATTCATTACCAATTACTTTGTAATCTCTACTATGATATATTTCTGTTTTATCTATAAGCTCTATCCATTCTCCTTCAAATTTCTTTAAATAATGCCATTCCAAATATAACTTAATACTATTAAAATCTCTTTTTACAATTCCATATGAACTTCTATTGCGAGGATTATAATTTTCTTTTAATATCTTTTCAGCTAACTTAATTACTTGTTCCACATTTGCTAATACCATCTGACACCTCTTGAATATACTCTGCTTTCCAACCATCCTCAGTTGATTTATTTTCTCTAGCTAAATAACTTGCATAGCTACGACTAACCTTTATATATCTACTTGCTTCTTCAGCACTCTTAAGAATCTTTACCTCTCCAGTATTTATATTGAAAATTTTTATAATTTTCCCTGGTCCACCACGATTTGTAGTTTTTATTTCTGAATCTTCATCTTTTATTTGTTTCTCAATTTCATTTCTCTTTCTTATTGCTCTTAAATTAAGTTCAAACATATCTTCTAAATCCATAGTTTTACTTAGAACTTCATTTGCATCCATCCAAATTTTAGCCATTTTATCACATCTCCCTTATTAAAATACCTAACATTTTATATTGCATTATTTTTGCTACAACTGCTGATAAATGCAATATCTTAAGCCACAATATATCTCTCAATAAAGAATCCCATCCAGATATTATTGTAAAAGTCCCTTCATATTTTACTCTCTCAAACGGATTGTCTATTTCTGTACTCTCAAACATTACTTCTTCGATTCTTGTATCATTTATCTCAAAACTTCCCTTATCACATTCTAAGAAAGCTTTCCCACATTCATATTTCACTTTTAGACCTCCTATATTTCAACTAGACTCTTTATTCTTCTTTTTTTATAAAATACTCTACACAACTAATACTCTTATTATTTTCCTTCTCTTTATCGAGTCTTACTGTATAACCTGCTTTTATAAGTAATCTTGCTATTTCTAATCTATCTGTATCATTTAACGACCCATTTTTTTGTGCATATATTTTACCCATTTTAATCCTCCTTTCTAGGAAATAATATATTGATATTTACTTCCTAGAAGTTTAATTTTATTTGAACTTAGCATCTTGACTTTTCTTAATTATGTTATCAAGCTCATTCTCTGAATACTTAGTAAATGTTTGTTCAAAGTTGGCAAACTTATTTTTACTCACATGGTTATTAACTACTTTTTTTGTTTTCTTATTTTCTTGCTGTAATCTATATGATTCCAGTTGCTCATATGTAGTAATATTTGCATCCTTCCATTTTTTAAGGATACCTTTTAAGTATGCTAGATTCATATTCATCTTTTCAGCACATATCTCTATAGCTCTTTTAAATACTCTTATATCTACTTCATTAGATACTTCTAATAACCATTCAGCTGTAACTGGATATATTACTCCTATATTTTCTTCATACAGCTTCTTAAATTCTTTTAAAAAGTTATCCACAGGTTGCTTTCCTATATACATATTATTAATACTGTTACTATTAATACTGTTACTATTAGTGTCCATATTTTCCGTGTCCGGCTGAGTCGTGTCCGGAAAAGTAGGACATGGTTCCATGTCTACATTTTTAGGATACGGTTCCGTGTCTTGCTTTTTAGTACATGGCTTTTTCTTCTTTTTCTCCTCTTTTAAACCTCTCTTAGAAATACATTCATCTATATAAGTTCTATCAAATACTATTTCATATATATTGTTTTGCATCTTGCCTTGTTTGGATTTATTCTTATGAACCCTTATATAGCCACTCATCTCTAGCTCTTTTTTGTACTTTGTAAATGTGTCTTTTGATATATCTAGTTCATAACAAATTAAATCCCTAGATGGAAAACATGTTCCATCATTCCCTGCAAAACTAGTTAGATATGAATACAGCATTCTAGCGCCAACTGTCAACCACCTATCTCTTGCTATTATTCTTGGCATAAGACCGTATCCACCACTTAATATATTTAATTTCTCTATAACTGACTTATCTTCATTCAAGGTGCCTCACCTACTTAATCAACATTTATAGCTTCTTCCACACTAACTTTACCATCCATATTTTCTTTTACTTCGAAATCAACTTCTAAACTTTCGCTTTCATCTACGACCATGCTCATATCTTCATCTATTTCAGATTTTATTGTTTCATCACCTACCATAGCTTTTTGTAATTCTATACTAAGTGGTGCATATTTTAATAACTGTTTTATAACTGTCTTTTTAGCCATTGAATCAAAATCTGTTTGCCATGGTCCACTACTATAACTTTTACTTTTACTCTTTGCAAATTCTATAATTTCCTCTTTAGTCATAAAAGAAAAACTATGTCCTCCTGTATCCAAATGATATACTGCATAATATCCAATTATTTCCCCTCTATCACCATTTAATTTAGGTTCATGAACTAAGTCTTGATGAAGCCCATATTTAATCTCAAATTTATCGTTTTCTCTTATTTTATGAGCATATATAGTTTTTATCTTTCCACTTCTTTGTGCTAATTCTAAAAGACCTTTATACCCAATTTGGAATTGCACTTTATTTCCATATGGTATCAAATATGCTTGACCTAAAGGCGTATTAGGCTCAAGACCTAATTGAGCTGATTCCATCATTGCTGCTATAAAACTCATAGGTTCACATGATTGTAACCTTGGATTATTACTAAAAGCTGTTAGGGCAACTCTTTGAAATCTCTCGCTTGAAACCATACTAGGTAAAGCTTTTTTTATCTGACTTGCCATTTTATTCATAAGTTGCTCCATACCTTTACTTGGACTTACCTTGACTGTATTTGCTCCTGAAACTTTCTTTTCTAATGCTCCTTTTGCTTTTTCACTAGCCATATATATTACCCCCTATTTTATTTTGAATGTTCTGTATGAACTTATATTTGTATATTTTTCTGCTATATCAGGCATTTCTTCTCTTAATCTCTTGGTATCAATGGACCTTTTAGTAGCTCCTTTCCAAGTTATTATTCTTCCGCCTAATGTAGCTAACTCAAACTCTCTCATTTCACTTTGTATTTCTTGTTCTATTAGCTGTTTCTCTCCTTTTAGTTCTTTCATTTGTAAAACTATATCATCATATCTTTTTAACTTTGATATACCATCTTCAAGTAGATTTAGTTCTATTTTCTCTTTTACTGAGTTTTTATACCTTGTTTTCAGAAACTCACTATAAGCATCTGAACCATCAGGAATTGGTAAAATGTCTTTTAATACATTTTCTTCCCAAAATTCACTCTCTATTTTCATTAGATTTTTAATTACTTCATTATCCCTATTTATCTTGTGCCATACAAACTTTTCATTTCCAAGAAGTGCTGCTATATAACAATGTGTAGCTCCTGTGACAGCCATATAGTGTAAGCATTGTATTTCATAATGAAGTGGAACTCCATTTTCCCATTCTTTTATAGAAAAACTATTTGTTGTTTTACATTCTAAAAATGCTTTTTCTCCTACTATAGCTCTGTCTATATTAGCTATTGCAAAAGGATACTTTTCATTTTTCAACATTCCATTTACATTACGGACCTTAAGACCAGTTTCTTCTGTAAAAAGTTCTGCAACTAATCCTTCTAATCTATTGCCTAATTCCATTCTGAAACTTTTAGTTTCTATTGGTATTTCTTCTTTCTTTTCTATATATACTTGAACAGAAGTTTTCCAGGGATTTAATCCTGCTACTGCTGACGCATCACTACCCCCTATTCCTAATTGTCTATTTTTAAGCCAATCAATTTTATCTATGTTCTTAGTATCAGTTACTATAAAAGCATCTAAATATTTTCTACGACTTGAAATTTTATTCATTTTATGGTATCCTCCTAAATAAGTTGAATTTTTTGTATGTGTTGGTTACTTTGACCAGCACTTTTTTTATTGAAATAATCCTGCTAAACATATTGCAAATAAACCTACCATTTTATTTCCTCCTAAGATAAAACTTTAATCTTATAATAGTTATCTTGAATATCTTCTACTGTTAATGCTTGATACTCAATACAGCCTCTCTCTTTATTAAGATAAGCTAAGTTTAATTCGTTTTCAGTTGCTACCACTATAATGCAATCTCTTTCGCCTTCATACAATGAATTGATTCTTATTGTTTTACCTATTTCAAGATTTTCTAAATTAAAATTAATTTTTAAAACTTCCATATTCAATCCCCCTTAAAGTTCAAGTCCTCTTTGCTTACATTCTTCCATATAAGCTACACACTCTGCATAAAATCGTGGTGTAGGCACTTTCTTATGTTTTTTACAAAATCTTAGAAACCATCTTATACTCAACTAAGTCACCTCCTTCTTATATTTGTACTTAAGTAATATATACCTAGTTGTTTTAAAATACTTGTCCTATTTTACTTTGCAAGAAGTGCTAATTATTAGCAACTTCCTTGTTTACTTTCTGCTCTCTTAACTGTCTATCTATCATCATCTTTTCAATAGCTTCATATATCATTTCATCTTTTTCTTGTTTTTCTTCTAATGTAAACTTTCTTCCTAATATTGTTTCAGGAGATACTACATGGCAAACAGTATTTCCGTGTAATACTGTCATGGATATTTTATAACCATTATCATCTGTTGGAACATCTATATCATCTTCAAGGTAAGTTATGGTAGTTGTACCATCTAAATCTTTTTCTATCTTTGGCAATCTAACCCCCTCCTTTTTATATTTTATGTATCTTAAAAATTGTCCTATTCTCAATTAGTATTTATAAATAACTTACTGAATACAATTCCTAAAAAATAGAAAGTTAAAATTAGAATTATTCTAATGAATATTTCTTTTTCTTTGTTTCTCATATACTTGCTCCTTTTAAAAAATATTTTATTTAGTTTTCAAGGTGCTATTAATCTTTAACCTAATAAAGTTATTTGACATTCTTTTTCTTTTATCAATCCATCCTTCATAAGTAATAATCTAAATGCTTCTCTTCCTTTTGGATTTATTAATGTTTGAGTATCTGAATGTCCATATGGTGTTGTAAATTCTTTCAGTTCAAAATACTGCATCTTATTAGAATAGGGTTTTATTTTCCCTTTTAAATTCCTATAACAATATTTCTTCTCTATTAACCATAAAACAAATGTTTTTTCTTTGACTCCAAGTTCTTTTGCTGTATCTCTTATATTAGTTAGCAAGTTTCTTTCTACTAGAGCATCAAAGTAGTCTGCTTTTGGTTTCATTACTTGATTTTCTAATTGTAATTGTTCTTTTTCTTCAACTTCTACTAATAACTGTTGCAATGCTTCTTTATATGTAGTTGGTAGTTTA